GGAGGGGAGGAGAAGAACTATGAAGGTATTGCTCCTCCTTTGATTGAGACCATGAACAAAAACGCAGACCGAATCTATTGCTTCACGAAATACTGGGCAGATGTGTATACCAAGTATGGTTCGTTTCCAGACATTCGTGTTCTAGAAAACGCGGTTGACAAGAGTCTATTTACAAAGATGGATTCCTCTGCGAGATCTGTCATTCGAAAGTCTATGGGACTAGATTCAGACTCTATAATGATTGTGAATGCAAATCGAAACACTCAACGTAAACGTCATGATCTTGCCATCATGGGATTTGTTGAACTCCTTCGTAGAAATCCAACGAAACCTTATTATATGATGATTGTTACAGGATTGAACCCTCAACAAGGTTCGTATTACGACGCAGGGCGCATTTATCAAACAGAATTGGCACGTCAAGGATTGGATAAAGAAGACTACATCAAACGTCTAATGTTAGTCGACACTTCAAAGACTGCACTTCCAGACTCTGCAATTAATGATATTTATAACGCAGCAGATATTGGAATCAATTTATCGGATGGAGAGGGATTTGGACTATGTCAAATTGAACACTTGTATACGGGTGCTCCTCAGATTGTGACAGACATTGGAACCTATCGTTCATTCATGGATGAGAAAGTGTGTACCTTTATTCCACCTCTAGATCGCACCTATTTTTCAGGAACCATGCCTCTTGGACTTTGGGCTCCATCGTTTGACTACAAACAAGTTGCGATTGCAATGTCCTCTGCGATCGATTCACTACCAGAGATGAAAACATCCGCACGAAACTTTCCATTCAAAACATGGGATGAAGTATGTGCTTCATGGTTGGAGGATGTTAAATCAGAAAGCGAATCGAAGTAGGTGAAACCAACTCACCCATTCGCAATAAACGCTGATTATCATCCCATGCAGGACCATCAAACAACTCTTTTGATTCAGGATCCAGTAACAATGAGATTCCTTTCACTAGAATCTTTTGTAGACGTCGATGTTTCTTGGAGGTATTTCGAAGCACCGTTGCGTCCAATTCTTCATTCTTGATATTCGGACGGAATGCCAGATCTTCTCCAGTTGTAGATGAATCAAAACGCATACACGAAACAACTGGTTTTTCCTTCGCGTGGAGTTTTCGATGAATCTCACAATCAATGGCCGACTCTTTTAACAACAATGCAATCCGCTGACCGATGCGTTCCTTTTCGAAAGCAGTTTCGTAAAGATATTCATCTGTGGACATGAAGGTTTCTACAGGTTCCCCTTCATACCGTTTCATCACCATATCATTACGCCGAATGGGTGTGATATTTGGACCATCTTGCGTCTTCTTTTGATCCTCTGAAAACACTGAGATGTAAAAATTCACCTTGACAGTTCGGTCTTCCAAGGGTAAGGTCGCATGAGAACAAATACGAATCGCACGTCCAATAACTTGATCATGTCGTGAAGGAGTCCAATGTGGTTCCATGATGTGAACGTGTCTCACATTGTTCAACGTAATACCTTCTGCGCCTGAGGAAGACGCCATCAATAATTGAAGAATCTTTTTGGGTCGTCTTGCTACACTCTCTTTCAATGAAGCTGGAAAGTTCTTAGAATACACTCCATTGAAAATCTGACGGGTCAAATCACGCTCTTCTTCGTTTTCCTCACCAGTGTAAAACGTATACGCTGGACGGTCATCTAACAGTTCAGGGTCTTCCACCCATTGATTGGCTTGTTTAATAATTTTATAGGGTTGCCAACCGGATACATCCAATACAGCAGATAGAATACCTAAACCTTCTAGTGCACGATATTGAGAGTAGATAAACTGATTACTGCCTAAGGACGATTTGATGTTTTTCAAGATGGCAAGCATTTTAGGACTGTAGATTTCCAATCCTTTTTCAGAAAGGTATTTCTCAGGATTTGTCTTGAGTTTTCGTATGACCACATCTCCTACTTCCTTTTCAGGTTTCTTGTTTTCAGATGGAGCATCCGCAGAGACTTCCTTCATAGCTAATTCAGGAGGAAGAGCATAGTCGCAGACTAACCTAGTTGGAACACGAAACGTACTTAAATCTTCATTCATCTTGGAACGACCTCTTCGTGAATCAATCTTCATTTCCATCCAACGCACTTCCAAATAACGATTGAATTGAGAACTGGACATCTCTACTTTTTGTAGTGTACTTTCCATGTCAATCCTTCGTGGAAGTAGACGTTCATCAGCACCTTTAAAATACGAAACCAATCCTTGAATACGACGGCGAAACATCATTGGATTTTTGATATTCAAACCGTCCAAGAATAAGTTTGCAAACTCTTCATAATCTGTTGGAAGACATTGAAGTTGTTCTGTGGTCACACGGTCCAATGCAATTTCACCTCCACCTACGTCGGTCTCTACCTTTTGTTTGATGGACGCAACCCAATCGGAAGGTTGAGGAATAAAGGGTAAATCCTTCATGTATTGAACTGCAACACGGTCTCCTTCACCATTATAAGTAGATCTAAACTGAGGTGGATTACGTGTGACCATCACAAACTTCTTCACTGCATTGAACTCAATCGTATCCACTTCAGGGATTGCACGAAATGCTTTAGTAATTCGTTCTTCGTCCCATGTTGGAATGGTCTTAAAAGGCAATGTGATTCGTTCAATGGGTCCACGAAGTAGGTTCATCATATACGCGATTTCATTGGGCGAATTGATCACTGGAGTGCCAGATAACGCAACAACTTTACACCGTTTTGCGTTGTAAATCGCATTGTATAACTTATCGGTAATCTCAGACTCATTGATCACACGTGAAATCAAGTTATGTGCTTCATCAATAATCACGACTGAATCATCATACATTCCTTCAGCAGTGTATTCAGCAATTGAGTTTCGAGTCAGACCTGTGTATCGAATAAACGTAAATCGTTGTTCAAGAATGTCTTTGATTTGTTCACGAATCAACTTTTTGTCTTGAGTAGAGAGACTCTCAAAGTTAGGTTCATTTCCAGAAGTAGTTGTGTAAATACGACTGTGTTTGTCCATGAACTTTTCTGAAATTCCAAGTTTCTTGCCTTCTGCTTTGACTTCATCACGAGTATCATCGGATATAGGTTTCAATGTCCAAAAGTTCTCAACCGCATAGATTGGATCACCGCATTTCTGGAGTTCTTCGCGATAGTTCTTCTCAAGTGAAGCAGGAATCAAAACAAAGACCTTTTGTGTGGTCAATAAAGACTCAGCAACTGCAATGGATGAACAGGTCTTACCGGATCCTAAGCCGTGATACACCAGGGTACCGCGATATGGCGTCTCAATTTTCAGATAATCACGAATGATTTTTTGATACGGAAACAATTCACGTCCCGTTCCACTTCGTTGTAAGCAAAGATCAATATTCTTGTCTTCTTCGTCTAATGGGTCTTTATCCTTGGATCGGTAGTCCGATTTAATAAAAAGTCTAGTTATGAAATCTGAAAATCCCTTTCTGTTTGGTAGTACATAAGGTTTACTCATTATTATGTAGATACAAAATCAATTTTAATATACTACATTATTAATAATATATGCCTCTCAAACGAAGTCACAATCTTTCTGAAGAAGGATTTGTAAAATGGTTCAATCAACAACTGATTGTATCAGAAAATGGATGTATGATCTGGACAAGACGGAAAAATGAAAAGGGATATGGACGCCTTCGGCTTAGAAATGGTAAAATGGGTTATGCAAACAGAGTTGCTCTTGAACAAAAACTAGGAAGACCAATTGCTCATAGTATGCTTGCACTACATAGTTGTGATAATCCATCATGTTGTAATCCAGACCATTTGAGAGAAGGCACAAATGCTGAAAATATGAATGAACGTCAAGAAAAAGGAAGACAATCTAATGGTGATTCTAGATCAGTGCTTTTCAGAGGAGAAAAGAATGGTATGTCAAAACTTACTGAAGAGCAGGTAAAAGATATCATCTCTCAAAAAGGTATCGTTACTCAGTATGTTCTCGCAGAAAGGTATAATACTCTACAATCCACAATTTCAAAAATACATCTGGGATTGAGATGGAAACATATTCCTCGTTCAACATAATGAATCAACCTCCTATCCCTCCAAGACCTGACGACTATCTTTTGATGGATCCTTTACCTGAACCTCCTATGGATATGGGTGCTCTAGTTAACATTTCACGGTTAGAAGTTGGAAAAACCTATGTTCTTTCTGGAATCTTAAACGGTTCAAGACGATACCAATATGTAACAGTTACAGGTAAAACTAGAGTTATTATACACCGATATGCACTTGACCTAGACATTTTAAATAGAAATAAGAGGGTTATAGCAAGTCGCTCAGTTCGATTGTTGGACAACCAAGATTATACTGTCTTTTACAGACTCACAACTGAAGCACTTACAAAAGCATTTGAGAAAAAGGCAAGTCGTCTAGCGTTTGATGAAGCTTATGAAGCAAAGACAGGTCAATCTTCTAAACCAGGAACGGGTCCAGCAGATCTTATTCGTGGATTTGCAGGTCTTCAACCACCTAAAGGTACAGGACGTAAGACGCGAAGAAGACGCAAGAGTTCACGACGCAACCGCTAAACTTTTTACGCTGCTTGATACAATGGATTTAACCCGACGAAATCATCGTATCTGGATGATAACAATTTATCTCTTTTTAATGGCTGCTTTTCTCTATCTAAAACCGTCCGTCGCCTTTGGGCGTGAAGGAAGGATTCGACCATTTGGTGTAACAGATCGTGAAGCCACTGTATTTCCTATTTGGGTATGGATATTTGGATTAAGTGTTCTTGCCTATTGTATTACGGTCTATCTAGCAGGATTTAGATTCACGTCGTAGGGCGTCGTAAGTAATTGTAATAACATGCAACGACTGGGAAATACGTATGTGCTTCAGGAAAGGATCGATGAACCTCTTCAATGAAAAACCCATCGGCACGATAATCGGTTTCAATAAATCGTCCACACATATGACGAGGAACTACATATTGTGCGCTGTCGATTTTAGTAACTTCAGGTGTATCTCCTCTGAACGTTCCACCAGGAGATGATACGAAATCATCCCATCGCTGTTGGTCAAATGTGTAAAAATGATCATCACCCTTCAGTAACGGAAAAATCTTTCCAAAACTAGGGTGCATGACTGTATCATCATCCAAAAAGTAAATAAGACCTTCAAACACACAGTCTAATCCTTTATTTCGTTGAGCATGACCTGCACATCCTCCTGGTGGTGTAGGATGACCAATTTCAGTAATGTTTGGATGATTGAATCGTTTTGTAAACGGTCCATTGGTTGTATCATAGACGATCAACCACTTGACTCGATCTAAATCCAAAGACTCTTCTAGTAAAGGTAGATTTTCAGGACGTGCACACGGTGTAATGACAGTCAACATAGATTTGTATGTCAACTTCCCTTTATACGGTTTCAAAGGTCTCAATGATAGACTTTAGGTCATTCATCATGGATTGTCGTTGATTATGATGCGGTCGTATTTCCTTTTCACATTCATTCCATGTCTTCCATCGGATTGCTGAGATTTCTCTACGTTGCATAGGTGTGAACCGTTGAAATATGTTAACCATTTCAGGTTTCTGTAACAACCCTATAAAATAGATATGTTTGTATCGTACACCATTCAATCCTTCAAAGGTCTCTTCTAATCGTATATTTTTGAGAGTCGTATATGCTTCACGAGGAATATTGGATTCTTCATTGAATTCACGGATTGCGCAATCCATGTCTGATTCACCACGTATTCTTCTTCCCTTAGGAAATCCCCATTCGGGTTCAATGTACATTGAGAAGTTGTTATACACTAAGTCATGAACATTCAATTCAGAGAACTTTTGCTGAGATACTTTGAAGTCTGCCGATTGATGATCATCTCCCCATAAGGATTTCCAAATTACCTCAAATGGTTCTGTAATAATTAAATACTGTTCTTTGATAGTCATATTTTTGAAGAGTCGTGCAACATACTCTGTATTGTGTACGTCATACTTCCCTCTCATAAACTCAGCAAAACTCATACTATCTTTACGACGTATCATAAGAAGTCGCGTAGTGTCTGATTTTACTGGAATAGTAGGCGTTTCTAGCAATATAATTCCACAGGATAAGACTGGATCTGCGCACATTCTAAAGATATGACCTTTTTCACCGCAATTATTGCAGTACATTGAAGATTGTGTTATTAGTTGGGATCCTGTTCGTTTTTCCATTGTGTCTTTACGCAACTTCCTTTGTAAGCGATAAACAAATGGGACTCTTTTCCTCAAAACCTGCGTCATCCTCATTGTATGGACCCACACCGGGTCCATCAATGTTCACTCCGTCTGCCCCTCCTCCAGCATCCACTTCGTTCAATTTAATGAGTATTCTTGGAAAGGCATTAGTTGTAATCATTGGATTAGTGGTCATCTACTTTGCAGTTCTTATTCTCTACAATGCGATTGCCTCTGCAAATGGTAAACCTACTACGACTCTTATAGGAACTCCAACCGTTCCTGATCAAGCTCCACTACCGTTAGATGGAAAAGTAGCTACTAAAATTCCAGCGTCAAATGTTCCTCTTACTGGATCCGATAATGGCGTTCAATTTTGGATGTTTATCAAGGATTGGGACTACAACTTTTCAAAGGAAAAGGGTGTCTTGATTCGAGCGGATCCTACCAATGCTGCCATCAGCAACCCAAAGATTACACTCCATCCCACGGATAACAGTTTGAATGTGAGTGTATCCATCTATGGAGGTTCATCTACTGGCAGTGCAAGTTCTACACCTGCTGCGTCTAATCAAACCAATGTCACAGGGGATGTATTTACATGTACAGTTGAGAATGTGCCTTTACAAACTTGGTTTTCAGTCTCTGCGACCGTCTTCCAAAGAAACCTAGATGTGTATATCAATGGTAAACTTGTGAAGTCATGTGTATTACCTGGAGTTCCTCGACCTGCTGCAGGTGATATTACTGTGGGTGCAAATGGTGGTTTCTCAGGTCAGGTATGTAATGTTCATTCATATCCAGGTATGTTGAGTCCTTCAGATGCTGCTGCGTTTTTCGCTAAAGGAACTAACTGCGCTTCATTTGCTCAACCTCCCTCCTCTACCACTGCAAAAGGTTCTGAATTAACATTGTTTGGATACACTTACACATTTGGAGTTAAGGACGCTTCGGGTAAACAGATTCAAAATTACTCGTTTTAGAAAACTAATGAACATCTTACTCAAATGTCCTACACGCTCTCGTCCTAAACAAGTCATTGAAACACTTCGTTCGTATGTACAACTCGCAAATCAACCTAATCGATTAGGAATTTGCGTGTCCTGTGATACAGATGATCCATCTATGCATGATATCAATGTAGACTATCATATTACAAGACTTCCAGTTGCATGGGTTAAGATCTTCTATAGTGACAATACAACTAAAATTCAAGCGGTGAATGCTGACATGGATAAAGTAGATTGGAATTGGGATATAGTCATTTTAGTCTCAGATGACATGATTCCAAAAGTCAAAGGATATGATGATATCATTAGATCAAAAATGGTTCCTTCTACAGATGGTATTGTCTGGGTGAACGATGGGACTCAAGGAAATTCATTAAATACCTTATCCATTCTAGGAAGAACGATGTATAACTCATTTGGATACATCTACCATCCATCCTATAAAAGTTTGTTTTGTGATACAGAATTTTCAGACCTTTGTAAGGGGTCATTATCTTCAAAATGTTCTTACATTGATGAAGTACTCATTCGACATGAACATCCTGGAACTGGATTTCCTCAAAAAGTTGACGCACTTTATCAACGAAATCAACGATATTGGAGTGAAGATATGGAAACCTACATTTCCCGAAAAACTTATTCATATGACTGGTCTATCTTAATTCCAACGTTAGTAGAACGATCCACTACGTTTAATCGTCTAATGGAATCCATCCAAGAAAAACATCAACGTATTTGCCCAGATCTCAAAATTGAATTCTGTATTGAAAGTGATAACCGTGAAAAGAGTGTTGGAAGGAAACGACATGAACTATTACAACGAGCAAAAGGAAAATACATATCCTTCATTGATGATGACGACGATGTAACTGATGCATATTTTGAAGACGCGCTTGGATGTATTCGTGGTGGATTTCAAGTATGTCGTCTTCGTGGACAAATGGCACAGTATACATTCACACATAGTGTTGAAAATACACTCACAAGTCCATTAGCAAAAGGTGATGTGTTTTTACGTCCACCCAATCATTTAAATATACTTTTAACAGATATTGGAAAACTGGTTCCATTTAAGGATGCTAAACAAGGTGAAGATCTAGATTGGACCATTCGCCTTGCACAAACTGGAATTTTGAAACATGAGTATCGTTCAGACGAATCTCGAATTCATTATCATTATCAATTAGGTTCTCGAACAGTGGATCCACGTAGTCTTGAATATCAAAAAACAGCAACCTATGAATCTATGCTAAAGAGTGTTTGGATTCCAGCTCAACAACCCCCTTCTTCTGGAAGAACGAATGGATTTCGGTTGACTGGTAGAGGGTTTGTTTCTAAGTAGAAAGCAATGGATACGTTTACAATTTTTGCTATCGTAGTCACTCTCGTCTTGATTGGATTGATTCTTTGGAATATGTTTGGTAAGTCTACCGTAAGCGACCCAACTGCAGTGGTCCTTGTAGATGGATCTATTTCAGGTAAAACTGGACGATCCTATACAAACCCGATCCCTAGATCCTTTAATCAATCAGAAGGTGCTACGTTCACGTATGCGGGTTGGTTACTAATGAATGACTTTACAATGAACTATGGTCAAAAGCGTGTCATTTTTTCAAAGAATGATTGTCCAGGACTTTATTTAGATAGCACGTCGAACAGTCTATTGGTTGTAGTGGATACCTATGGATCTAAAGAAAGTATCCTCATTTCAAACATCCCTGCAAGAAAGTGGATTCACTTTGGAATTGTTGTTGACCAAGACTCAGTGGATATTTACATTAACGGTGTCATTCGTCAACATCATATGCTTGCACAACTTCCTAAGCAAAATGATGCTCCAATCACAATCGGTTCAGATTCACTTGGATGGGATGGTGCTTTGTCTGGACTCACCTATTACACGCGTTCATTAACTGCATCGGATATAGATGGACTCTCAAAGACGGTTCCTAAAGATGATTTACATGTTTCTCCTGCAGGTCCTCAGTATTTTGATATGACTTGGTACACAGGTAGAACATAATCTCAGTCTGAAATAATGAGTGCAGGAGGTCAAAATAGTATTGCTTCGGGTGATGTATCTGCGTTTGTAGGAGCACAATCTATGCGTCTTCGTGATGCTTCAGATTTTACTGCGCGTGCTCGCGTTCAGGGAGTGTATCGAATGTTCAATTCAAGCACACCTACGGCGTTCCGTAATCGTGCTCCAACTGGTTATGATTCATTCCTTCAGTTTCTTCAGGGACGCAAAGAGGGTTGTGCTACATGTGTAGGATTACCGTATCAACCTTTGACAACTAACACTACGACGATTCTTTCGTTTCGGAACTAAGTTTGGTGCGATTCTTTCGTGTCTTTCTTAATGCTTTTAGAAGTTGTTTTCTCTTTTCAGATGGATCGGATGGGTTATAACTGAAGAAATATTCCAAAAATTCTGGAGATGACTTATTGTCCGATAACTCTGAATACAATTTTGCCTTCTCACGTTTCATCTCCGTAAATGTTTCTTGCTTCCCCAGGCACTCCTTGGGAGTCAAGACTGCAAATCGTCGACTTGTTTTTTCGTTTGCAATCTCAACCAATCGTTGAGCAATACATAAGATACTTGCAATATTCTCTGATTTTCCACCTGAATACAAGTAGGCAAAGAAGAACTGAAGTGTGGTAGGAATACTTGCTACGCGAATACCGTTTTTCATAGTGTGGTAACTATGACACGCCGATGTTTCGTAAAAGCGAATAAAGTGCTTTTTACCATTGGTCAATACAGTTGTACGTCTAGGTAAGATTTCATTCTCTTCATCTACCACTATGTCTTCTCCTTTTGTTAAACGTTCAATGACATCTTTGTTTGCAAGGAGTGCTATTGGTGTGGTCCAATTAGTTCGCATATGAATTTCAGATGCTCCTACACCTAGTAACACTACAGGTTCACGTTTAAGAAGGTTCTCAATTTGAGTTCGTTGTTTTGTAGTCAATATATCATGTTCTTTGATTTTGTCTTTAGGACATGTGACCGGATGTGCTTGATTCAATAATTGAAGACGCTTATACACCTTTTCCCAACGTGTTACATCACCTTTTGGACGAGAAAGTTCAAGGTACATAGACATACGAAGAAAGTTTGGGTTCACATAGTGAATTCCTTCACGAACTAGACTGTCTTCCCATAAGCGATCAAAGACTTCTTCTGTCAAGTGTGTGATATCTGCAACGGCTGTAAAGTCTGCAAACACTTTGAAGGTACCAATGTGCATACCTGGTTTAACCTCTACATTTTTCAATCCATGTCTAATCAATTGGTTTGAAAGTATGACCGAATGCTCTTGAGGAGTCTTACTGAAAAAGTCATAATCTGGAACATCCGTTTCTGGATTGTAGAATCGATCCTTGACAGGAAGAAGGTTATTGATTGCAGTACCTCCATAGCACATGACGGGATGTGTCTTTAAAAAGTCTTCTACAAGACTCATACTTTTTCGAATACCTGGGTCTGAGGCGATGATCCTATTGTTCTCGTCTTCAAGCTCAAGAACGATATTTTGGATTTCCTCCATTATTAAAATGGAACTTACTTTGTTTTTATCCAAGTAGGCAAATAAGG